CGCTATTGGTCGTGTAGAAAGTGGTAATATGAAAGTATCCAGAAAGATATCCGATGCTATATTGAAAAAGATGGGGTATACATTCGATCCTGATGAATTTCATATGGGAATGAATGTAGAAATGGAACACCAAGATGTGACAAATGGAAACATGGTAAAAACAGCAAAAATAGCAGCCGCACACTTGACAGAAAAGCCAAATTATTATACATTACTAAAGAAGTATGTAGAAAAAAATAAATAAGGGGTCATATGTTCGAATTAAAAACAGGTGAAATAGTATTTTACCCTAGGTTTTCTGTATGTAAAGTTGATGATATGGTTATAATAACCACAAAAAAAATAGCAAGTAGATTTTTTGAAGTGGCGACACTTAGTGTAAACGAAATAGTTGGATACAATAGTAAAGTGGATAGAATTAAAGCTATAGATTACTTCTTATCCTCCGACCCTATCAATAGTTTTTATTTAAACGATATAGAAATTAGACATGAAAGATTTGGAAGTGATACATTAAAGATACCTTTGAATGAGTTTTACGAAGAATTAAAAGTAAAAAACATATCAGATGTATTTTCCGTCGAGTATACCCAAGCTAACAAAGTAGTTTTTATCACAAGAAATCCAACAGACAGATTTTATACAGGATTCATAGAATGGGTAGATTCTGAATTTGGAAAGGTTAGTAATGGATTGCAACTTAGAGGTGATGTACCACAAGAGCAGGTTGACTCAGTATTAAACGAATATGTAAGAAAAATAGATTATAATATTTTTTCTGATGCACATATGTCATTGTGGAATACATTTCTAATTAATTTTCTTGTTACAAACAATATAGAAAAGTATGTTAAAATAGTAAATTTGGATAATCCTTCACATATGCAAATTTTTAAAAAGGATTATGTGTTCGAACAACCATCAAATAAGTCTTATCTTAATATGTGGTTGACAAATTCTGACAATAGAGAATCAATAGAAGAATTATACAATAAGTTTAAGTTTTATTTTGATTTAGAAACAGAATCGTATAATAAGTTATTGAATATAAATTATAAGCAATTGGAGAGATAAGATGGGACAACTAAAAGATTTACTCAACGAAGTAACCAGTCAAGTTCCACGTAGAGTTCAATTGATGCGTGTGGAAGCGGTGTTGGAAAATATCGCACCAAAACTTAAGGAAGCTGACCAAAAGAAGCTTGCAGAAATTTATGTTGAATTAAAGCAATTGGCAGAAATGCTAAATGAAACTCCATATACTATCTTTAACGCAAGCCAATGGGGTTTGTTAGAAATGGTATTAAAGGGTAAGGTAGCAGAATTTAAGTTACTCGCAGAAGATATCGCAGAAGATAATAAAGATGTCGATGTTTGGCCATTGGCTACAGCACTCGACACCGTTCTCATATAAGTGAGGGGTTATGGCAGATACTAGTGTATACGGTCGCCTACGGAAACTGTTTTCCACAAACACAGTTGTCCGAAATGTAGGTGGAAAGAAGTTAAAAGTCGCTGATACCGACAATATCCAGTCGTTTATTAATAGACGAGGTATTGACCGGTATCATCGTGTGTATTCATCAATGACTGGTGGATATGGTGCAGCTGGTGGTCGTTACGAATCAGCTGCAGCATTCCAAGGGTCACGCTTACAATTGTTCCGTGATTATGACATGATGGATAATGACCCGATAATTTCATCCGTAATGGACATTTACGCTGATGAATCTACTGTAAAAGACGAATTCGGTCAAGTACTCAGTATCCGCTCCAAGAACCAACAAATTCAAGATATTCTCCATAACTTATTCTATGATGTATTGAATGTTGAATTCAATCTCTGGCCGTGGGTCAGAAACATGGCTAAGTATGGGGACTTTTTCTTATTCCTAGATATCGATGAAAAGTACGGTGTCGTGAATGTCATCCCGCTTTCTGTTTACGAAACCATCCGTGTTGAAGGGCAAGACCCAGGCAACCCATTCTCAGTTAAGTTCAAGATTGAAAATGATTTCTTGGCACTTGGTAAAAAGGAATTCGATAATTATGAAGTAGCACATTTCCGTCTTTTATCTGATACAAACTTCCTTCCATACGGTAAAGCTATGATTGAAGGAGGTCGTCGTATCTGGAAACAACTCCAATTGATGGAAGACGCGATGTTAATTCATCGTATCATGCGTGCTCCAGACAAGCGTAAGATATTAGTTGATGTGGGAAATATTCCACCGGCAGAAATCGATACACATATGCAACGCATCATTGACCGTATGAAGAAAGTGCCACTTGTTGACCCAAAGACCGGTGACTACAATCTTCGTTATAATATGATGAATATCACGGAAGATTTCTATCTTCCAGTGCGTGGTAAGGATTCTGGAACCGACATTACGAATCTTCCAGGCCTTCAATTCAATGCTATCGAAGACATTGAATATCTCCGTAACAAGTTAATGGCAGCATTCAAGGTACCAAAGTCATTCCTTGGGTACGAAGAAGATAATAGTGGTAAGGCATCGTTAGCAGCACAAGATGTTCGTTTTGCTCGCACCATCGAACGCATTCAACGCATTTTAGTGTCAGAACTTACCAAGATTGCAATCATCCACTTATATGTTCAAGGATTTACAGACGAAGACTTAATTGATTTTGAATTAGAAATGACTTCACCATCAGTCATCTACGAACAAGAAAAGTTGAACTTGTGGAAGGAAAAGGTTGGATTGGCTAAAGATATCGCAGATAGTAAGTTCTTGTCACGTGATTGGATTTACCACAACATTCTTCAAATCGCTGAAGATGATGCTAAGGCAGAACAAGATAAGATTGTAAAGGATGTTGAGTGGGTTGGTAAGGCAGAAGCAGTACAACAACAAGCCGCACAACCACAACAAGCACCAGAGGGTCCAGAAGGACAACCAGCAGAACCAGACGCTGGTGTAGAACAACCAACTGAAGAACCTCAACAATTAGCTACGGTAGATGATGTACTAGCTTCTCTTGAGGATTCCTCAGATGAAGAAGAAACTGGAGATGAAGCTGAATTAGAAGAAGCAAAAATGGGCCGTCCAAAAGTAGGGATGAAATACGGTCAAGATAGTCATCCACGTGGTCGTGACCCAATTGGACATAAAGAAAATCTTGGAGCTTTGCGAGTAGGACAACAACGTAAACCATCTAGAAAGTCACCATTATCTCTTGAAAATTACGAAGTTTCTAATCTTATTAAACAATTAAACGCTCATAAAATCGCACCAGAAACCTCTAGTATATTAAACGAAGATAACATTTTAGACATCGAAAACTAACGAACTAGAAAAAATCATACTATTTAATATATGATAAGGTATTTTTTCACTTATGGCGGATTCTTTTATGAAATCTAGTATAAAGCATAATAAGCTAAGAAACACAGGTATCCTTTTTGAACTATTAGCCCGTCAAATCACTTCTGATGTGATGGAAAATAAAAAGGAAGGTGTTGCTGTTAAACTTATGCGTGAATTCTTCAATACCAAAAAAGAATTGGGGAAGGAACTTATGTTATACCGCGCATTTTTCAATGTTCAGAACCTATCTGAGCAAAAGGCGTTTCAATTGTTGAAGTTGGTCACAGAACAACGAAAGAATCTTGACCAAACTGCATTAGATACTCAAAAATACCTTTTAATTAAAGAAATTAAAAAGAACTTTGATTTAAAAGAATTTTTCGCAGCTCGTATTCCATCATATAAAATTTACGCATCAATTTATAAGAATTTCGATGCAGCAACTAACGGAATCAACGACACAACTACAATCGAAGAATTAGCGAATAGTCAATTCACTATCGTTGAACACTTGTCCGGCAAAGCTCCAAGTAAAGAAATTAGAGAACATAATGAACTTTCCAAGATTATTCGTAGTCAAGACGATGATATTCGCTTCTTATCATATAAAATTTTAATTGAACGCTTTAACGAAAAGTACAAAGGATTGGATGAATCACAAAAGAAGTTGCTTCAAGAATATATCTATAATATCTCCAATACTTCAAAGTTAAAAAGCTATACTCAAACTGAAAGTCGTAGATTAGCAAAAGAAATCGCACAATCATCCAATAAGGTTAAGGATAAAGTTGTTCGTATTAAGCTCGGAGAAGTGGTATCACAACTTCAAAAGGTACAAACCGCTACAGTTATCAAAGAAAATCATATGACGGCATTACTTATTGGATATGAAATTCTTAAGGAGCTCAAAACACTATGACCAACGAAGAAAAACTCCGTGCAATTATCCGTAAGATGTTACAAGAAGAATTAGATGAAATGACTACTACCGGTAATGTAGCAGGGTATAACATTCCTATGGCATTTCAAGGGAATAATCCAAAGAACAAGGCACGCAAGAAGGGAATTGCTACTCAATTAGGTATGCAATTAACACCACGCGGTGAAAAGGACTTAAACCGTCCAGCGGATAAAATGGAAAACCTTGCAGAAGCAAAGGTCAGATATCACGAATATAAGAAAGATGAAAGTGCAACACCACACAAAAAGATTGCAAATGCAATTTCAGAAGTTAATCGCAATCTTGAAGAAGTAGAACGAGTCATCAAGATGAATACTCGTTTACAAAAAGAATCTGGAATTGCTAGTGAAGCGTTGTATCGTCGTACCCAACAAGGATTATTAAAGTTGGAAGCTCGGTTACTTCACCTCGCCGGTAAAGTACGGGACATCAGAGGAAAGTAATATGAAGAACTTATTAGTCGAATATAATGTAATTGAATACGGAAAAGATTTATTAGCTGAAGCGGCTGATGTGAGTAAGCCATTAATGTTAAAGAATGTTCTTCTCCAACGGGCTGAAGCAAAGAATCAAAACGGTCGTATTTATCCTCGTGAAATTCTACAGCGTGAAGCAGGCCTTTACAAAGAAAATTTCGTAACACAACGCCGTGCACTTGGCGAATTAGACCATCCAGAAAGTCCAGTTGTCAACTTAAAGAATGTATGTTGTAATGTGACCGAACTTTGGTTTGAAGGTCAAGATGTTCGTGGTAACATTGAAATTCTTTCTACTCCATCTGGTAATATTGTTCGTGAACTTATCAAGAACAATATTCGTCTTGGTGTTTCATCCCGTGGAATGGGGTCAGTTCGTCAAATGGGCGAAAGTACCGTAGAAGTTCAAGACGATTTTAGTCTCATCTGCTTCGATATCGTCAGTAACCCAAGTACCCATGGTGCGTTCATCAACGAAAGTAAAAAGGAACAAATCGTTACCCCTTATTCTCGCATCGATTCACTCGTATACGATTTCCTTAGTGAAGTAAAATGAAATTAGCGAAGGAATTTGTTAAGTTCACCGTTAAAGAATTAGGATTAAAGTCATTACCTAAGAGCATTAAGTTTGAAGGTGATGATTATTCTGCGCAACATTTAACATTTGGAACATACAATCCTTCTACTGATGAAATTGTTGTGGTCAAGGGACAACGACATCCAATTGATGTTCTTCGTACTCTTGCACACGAACTCGTACATCACAAGCAACGTGAAGATGGACAAGAATTAAATGGTGAAGATGGGTCAAATACTGAAAATGAAGCAAACGCAAAAGCTGGTGAATTGATGAGAAAGTTCAGAACAGTTCGTCCAGAAATATTTAATGTTGGTCCTTGGGGGTTCCATACTAATATGGAAGGAAAGATTCAATCTATCTTAAAAGCTGCAAAAACTGGAACGCCACAAAAGATTGAAGAAACATATGTAGACCAATATACAGCAAAATTATTAATTACAGTTGCTCATAATTTATCCCTAAAGAATAGAAAAGAATTCTATAATGAGTCCATCGATAAGATGGTAGAATTAGCATATAAACTAGTTACTAAATAAATCGGAGGTAGTATGTACGTTGAAGTTAAAGGTGATAAGCAATCAGATTTAGAACGAGCACTCCAACAATTCGTCAAACAAGTCAAAAAGGCTGAATTGATGGAAGATTTGAAGAAGAAGGAATTCTATTTAAAGAAATCAAAGAGACTCCAAAAGAAGAGTCAAGATGCGCTTCGTCGTAGAAAGCGTGAAGAAAGTAAAGCACAAAAGAAACAGAATAATACCTTTTAGTTAAAAATTGATGTTTTTAAAAACAACATAATATATATTATTTAGTACACCTCTATTGGGGTGTGATTTTGTTGTATATAATCTATTTTAATGACTCCAATAGTCATTCAATCCTCATAGGAGAGTACTAGTATGGCAAAAGTAGAAATCACGAACAAACTTTTAAAGGAAGCTATTGCAGACGCAGAAGCAGTTCGTCAAACTGCAATTGAAAATGCAAAGCTTTCATTAGAAGAAACATTCACACCCCAAATCAAGTCAATGTTATCCCGCCGTCTTCGTGCAGAAGCAGAAGGCATGGAACATGACGAAGAAGAAAAGGATGTAGAAACAAAGGAAGCACCAGAAGCTGAAAAGGAAGCTCCAAAGGCTCCAGTTGCTTCAACAGAAACAAAGATGGAAACTGCAACAGAAACACCACACGAACAAGGTGAACCAGAAGGCGGTGACCTCGCAGCAAGTTCAGACATCGGCGCAGGTGACAATAAGGAACCATCCGATGCATCATTCGATTCAGCAGATGACGATATGAGTGGTGAAGATGCAGGCGAAAGTGATACCGATTGGTATGACGATTGGTCAGATGCAGATTTCGACCTTGACGAAGTAATCAAGGAACTTGAAGCAGACCTCAAGGAAGTTTCACACGACGAAGAAGAAAAGGAAGAAATGAAGGAAGAAGTAGAAGGTGAAGAACACGAAGAAGAAAAGGAAGACGAGAAGGAAGAAGAAAAGGCTGACGAATCATACCCAATGGAAGACCCAGAAGGTGGTGCAGAAAAGCCAGAAATTCCAGCTAAGTCTTCAGATATTGGAACAGAAGCTGCAGATACCGCAGCAGATGT